TCAGCGCGGTGAAATCCAAATTGTGGACGGTGCGGCAGGTATTTTTTTTTTGAATGAAAACTCGGTCTGTTCGCTGCAGCCCCAAAGGTGATTGCAGGCTTTAACCTGGATTTTATGGGTGGCAGCAGCAACATCCTGCAAATCATAGCGCAGGCTGCCATTGGGTTGGGCTGCAATATCGTTGGCTGTGATGCTGCCGGATATTTGATAGTACTCGACATTGTCCTGCGGATCGCAAACCAAAAAAGGGTTGCCCAGGGCCAGGACCGGAATTAACAAAAGTAAAAAAAACATGATTAAAATGAAATAGCGCATTGGTACCTCATCGTCAAATATGTTGATAGTGGATCCTAAAAAGGGCGGGGCCGGCTAAAAGTTATCATCAGCTGGGTGCCTTCCAGCACGTTAACCAGGCCGGCCGCGCTCTAACTCTTAGTCAAGACAAAGGTCATAGCCTTGCTGATAGCCGGCCTCGATGCCGGCAAAAATCTCCGGTGGTATCGGCTCGATGACAATATCGTCCACCAGGTTTTTAACGCCGAACAATTTGACTAGGCTGGCGACATCTGCGGCTAAAGTCGGCCGTGAAGCGGTCAGCTCGCCCAACTGTTTGATGGCGTCATTGGTCAGGTTGCCGGCTTTAACCGACATATAGACATTGCGCAGCGTGCGGTCCAGGTCCTTATCGCCGGCTTTAGATACCTCACAGCCGATATTCCTGGCCGTAATTTCCGTTAAAACCGTAACTGTAGAAACGCCGGCGGCATCCAATGAAACCCCGTTACAACCAAAAATTAAAATTGGAATCATAAATAACAAAATTGCGGCAATAAAAAATTTTTTCATGGGTCAGCCTCCCTTTGGTCGTTTTGCGCATGCATAGAATCGCAGCGCTGGTTTTGCTCAAAATAGAAAATACAACAATTGCGTTTAGGTGACCGCCGCGAAAAGCGGCAGATTTTTTGATCTGGCCATTTAGACTTGGCGCAGGTATTTGGATTCCCAAGCACACAAAAATTGATTTCAGTTTCCATTGACTGCCTATTGGTGGTCTTCGATGTACTGCTGCACGCGGCCCATAAATTTGCTGATATTTTTCAGCTCATCGTGTATTTTTACCTGGGCGGCTTCGATTTTTTCGATTTTTTTGCAAATCGTTTTATTACAATCTATCTGCATGGCGCGGCAATCCGAGGCGTGCCGGTAGACGGGTTTACCGTCTTTGCCGTATATCTCAGAGCGGCGCACAAAAGACAAACGAGCATAGACGCCCAGTACAATGGCAAGGACGGCGGCAAACGCGGCGGCAAATTTTTCGACCATGGCGCGGCCCTCCGGTTAGGTAATTGACTGCAGGCTAAGCACTCGGAATTCGGCGCGGTCTTTGACCGGCAGATTATTGCCCAGGTCCGTATCAATCACGGCCGAAACTTCCAGATAGCGCAGCTCGCTTTCGTTGGACTGGTTGCGCAGCTGCAGGTCATCACCGGATAAAACGATAGTTACGGTGGCCGACGCGGCGATGCTTTGATCCGACAGGCTGTTGATGACGTTGCCGTCATCGTCCACCAGTGACCAGGTGATCGAATCCGGTGTCACGGCGATGCCCACTTCGTCGGTAAAGACACAGCCCACGGCAAAAGTTGATTTTTCAACGGCGTAGCTGCTTAATTTAGTCGGCATGGGTTACCTTTCTTTAGGCGCCGTCATCGGCCGCGGAAACGGTATAGGTCACTTCCAGGGTGTCGCCGTTGTCGGCTGATTTGGAGCTGGCGAAGTTGGCCACACATAAAAGCGTTCCGGTTGTGCCGCTGGCCGACGATGCCAGAAACGCGCCGGCAATGGTTTGGCCGTTGGTGTCAATCGAAAAGCTGGCTTTGTTGGCGCTGTTGGTGATGGACTGGCCACTAGCCGCTGCTTCGACATATTCCTGGCGGTTGCCGGTGTAATTGGTGTTTTCGGTCCAGCCGGCATGGCTGGCCAGGGTGTCGCCGGTGGCCGGGGCGCCGGTGTTTTTCAAACCGACGTACCAGGTAGTGACTTGAGTCGAGCCGTGAAGTATCACATCGAGGATATGATTCAAGCCCTGGTTGGTCACCAGGTTGTGGGTGCGCTCTTTCCATTTGACTTTGCCGTCGGGTCCGTAGCATACGACATCGAAAAAGCCGCCGATATTGAAGCCGGCGCGGGCCAGTAACAGGGACAAAAATTTGTCAATGAATTTTTGCATAACGGTTTTCTCCTTGGTTGTCGCCGTTATGCTGGATCATTTTGAAAAAATGGCCTGGCCGGCTGGTTTGCGTTAATTTTTTTTACTTGGTCAACAACAATTTATTGTTTTTGGTGGCCTCCAGAATGTATGTTTCGCCGCGGAAATCAATTCTTAGCGGCAAGATGTTTTTTATGTTTTCGTCGTATTCAACATTTAATTCATGGCGGATATTGATCGTATCGCCGTCAGCTAAATAATAATCGGTTTCGCGCTTATCCTGTGATGACCGATATCTGACCTCTAATTTTCCCTGGGCCAGGTTGGGGATGATTTTAATATCAACAAAAGGTTTGCAGCGGAATTTCAGCGATTTGTCCACCGGAAAAATCTTGCTTGATATTTTCAATATGGATTTTTTATCGATCATGAAAAATTGATTCCTGGTTTTTTAACCGTAAAATTAACGGTAATTTTTTGCACGGTGAAGGATATTGAAACCTCGCCGCTGGCCAGTGCCCAGTAGCTGACATCGGACAGCTGCAGGCTGTCGCTGGCCAGGGCCACAAATTTCATAATGGCGCCGACGGTTTCGGCAAACTGCAGGCCGTCGGCGGCGGTGGCTGTCAGGTTCAGGGTTCCGCCGGCGCTGTCGGCCAGCTCGATGCCGTCGGCGGCGGCCACCACAAAGCGCACCAGGACGGCCGCGGCATCGGTCAGGGTGAGGCCGTCGGCCGCCGTTGCTGCCTGGCCGGTGGAGGCAGCATCGGTCAGGGTCAGACCGTCGGCGGCCGCGGCCAGGGCGGACAATTCAGCGGCCAGGGTTTCGGCCAGGCTCAGGCCGTCGGCAGCGGCGGCCTGCAGTCTGGCACAAATAAGGGTCGTATCGGCCAGGGTCAGGCCGTCGGTGGCCAGGGCTTGGATTACGCCAGCTAAAACCGTGCCCAGCACGCTATCACCGGCGGTCAGGCCGTCGGCGGCGGCGACAATGGCGGTCAAAACACTGATTACCTGCTCGGACAGGTCAAAGCCGTCAGCGATAGCGGCCAGCAGGGCGGCCGTGGCTGCGGCGCTGTCACTTAGAGCCAGGCCGTCGGCGGCCGTGGCCTGCAGTATGCCGGCCAGGTCGCCGGCCAGGGTTTCGCCCAGGGTGGCGCCGTCATTGGCCAGGGCCAGCAGCACGGCGGTGACGGCCAGGGTTTCGCCCAGGGTGATGCCGTCGGCGACCGTCGCCGGGTAAATTGCGGCTCGGGCTAGGACCTCGCTTAGGGTTAGGCCGTCGGTAGCCGTGCAGCCAAAAATCGCATTGACGGCGGCCGTATCGGCCAGGGTGGCGCCGTCGCTGGCCAGGGCGGTGAAACTGGCGCCGGCGGCCAGGGTTTCGGACAAGGTCAAACCGTCGGTCAGACTGGCAAGCAGGCTGCCCAGGCCTGCCAGGTTTTCGCCCAGGTCAACACCGTCGTTAATGGTGGCCTGCATGATTTTTGAGCGGGCCAGGGTTTCGGACAAGTCGAATCCGTCGGCGGCCGTGGCCTGAATCGTTTCGCCGGCGGATTCGCCATATTCGAAAAAACCGACGCAGTAATCGGCTGTTCGAGTAGTGCCCATAATGTCGGTACTGGGCATGGTCATCGAATTGGGGCCGCTCGAATCAGAATGTCTTTCTACTGCCTCACAACTATTTTCGGTGCCGATTAGTCTAAGATCATATGGTGCCGTGTCATCGTCTTCGACGTATATATAGCTGACACCTAGGCCAGTGGTATCGGTGATGTTAACGCCAGATTCGCTATCTGTAGTTGTAGTAGTAAGACCGGTTTGACTTCTAATCTGGTCATATAAACTTCGATCAATTGTTAGAGTACTATTTGATATATGCGATGCGGCTTCAAAATCGTATGTGTTATTTACAGAAAATATAGTGTTATAGATATAGCAATCGAGACCACCGGTTCCAGTTTGACCACTGGAGGGGACGTATGCAACAACACCGCCAGTGCTATAATCATCGGAATCTTCATCTCCGTTGAAAGCAATCGTGCAAGAATTAATGTTGAACTCAGTGTCAAGATTTCCGGTGCCATACTTTTGCCAATTTAAACCTGCTCGGTAGCAGTCAACAATACAGCAATTCGTTAAATTTAAAGTTACAGAATACAGATAATAGGTGTAAACGCCGTCCTGGTCAGCTGTATCGTTGTCAGTCCAGATTAAGCAGTCTTCTATATTAACCGTAATACTTGCGGCAATTCTGATACATTCGGCGCTGCTAGTGCTCGATCTTTGCTTTACCTCGATTCCTTGTAGGCTGGCGGTTCCGGCAGATATTGTAATGCAATGACTACCACTGCTCACATGCAAGGCATGGTGATAGCTTCCGCCGGTTCGCGGTTTGCTTGGATCCCATTGGGCATCTGAATCGCAGGTAACCGTGCAGTTGGCATGGTCCCAGGTAATGGCGGCGGTTTCATGAGGCAAATCATTGAAGGTACCTTCAATTGATATACTCGTTTCCTCGCCGCTTTCTATGGCAAGGCGCAACGTTCCATAGTCGCCGCCGGATTCTTTGACAGTCGCCATTTAGCTAGTCGTCCAGTTTATCTACAAGATTATTTAAGGCCTGCGCTTGCGTGACAGAAACGTGGCCGCCCTGGCCGATTGCCCAGTCGACGCCGGATTCTTTAAAGTAAAATCGATTGGTTTCCAGCACGCTGATAAATTTATCGTTAAAATCATCTTTCAGCCGCTGCTTATCGTGGGGCTTTGGTATTGTGATCGTAATACTGTTGGAGCTAAATCCGTCCACGGTGGCACCATTCCAGACACTATCCGGATCTTGCGTTTCAATATAGTCGCGCATTTCGGTTTTCAGCTCATTGGCCCCTTTGCCGCTTGCGGCAATGACTTCAGGGTCTACCTCGACTCGATATTGCGCGTAGGTCGGCTGATTATCCAGAACGCTAAAAACATAGTTTATGTTCCATTGATTCACATATACGGTTGCAGCTTGCCAGCCGGCGCCGTCCGTCACGTCGACAATGACAAATTTGGGCAATGTAACCTTGCTGCCGGGGTCCTGGCCAGGTCGCAACACATCGGCGATATCCCCTTTTTTTCTTTTTCCGTCGGCGCGGTCCTGCGCCCATACTATGATTCTGTACGGCATCGCTTAAAATCCTTTCTTTGAAATAAAGTTAACTTCAATCATACGACTATATGCGCAATTCGTAATCGGGCTTTGTAATGGTTATGCGGCCGTCAGAAAATACCCATAAGCGATAGGTATTTGTTGCGACACAATGAATATACTCGGTTAAAACAAAGCCGGCGCGCTGGGGCATAAAAGCGCGGGCGAAGCGTTTGACCAGGCGTTGGCCGGCGGCGTGGTCGATTAAAACATCATGCGTTGGCAGCTGGCCCAGTTGATCGATTAGGGTCACGCGCACCACTCGATCAAGGCCCAGGTCATTGACTTCTTGCCAGCGACGTTCGGTTGCAGAGTCCGAATCAAACTGGCTGATGACTTGGCCGTCATCCAGTTGGACCTGCCAATAATAGCGCTTGTTGGGTTTGGGCATGGTTTTAGGTTTCGTCGTAGCTAAAAGTTATATTTTCTTCGCCCAGGCTGCCGGGGCTGGCTGTACTGGCAATGCTCATCTGTATTCTTAACAGAGAACCCCAGTAAGCGGGGGCCTCGCCGTTTAGAAACTGAGTATCACCAGAATCCATATCAATCGGGCTGCCCGATGTTTTGGTAAATATATCGGTGCCGGCAATATCGGTGTTTTGCTGGGTCTGAAAGCTGCTCTGCACATCATACTGCAAGCCGATGCCGGTGCCATAGCCGTTGTTGCCGTCGGAGTAGGCCTCCAGGTTGGTTAGATCGGTGGTCGGGTCAACGGCGACATAGGCGCGCAGCTGTTTTGTGTAAGAATAATTTGAGCCGCTGCCGGGAATTTGCAGACGGTTGTTGTTGTCAACCGTGTTTTCGTCGGCCGACTTCATGCGGATGGTGTCGCCGGTTTTATCAACGCCCGTTGAAAGCGCTGACATTTCATGTATTTCAACGGTGGCTGCCATGGTTTTAACTCCTTATTGGGCCTGGTTTAACAAATCTTTAAAGGCATCGATAAATTTCGGCGGCGCGCCTTGGGCGGTCATAATGCCGGTAACGCTATTCATATAGGTCTGCAGGGCTTGTTTGTGCGCGGCGCCGGCGCTGCGCCGGGCGTCCAGCTGCGCGGCGATATCGGCCAGCATGTTTGACATGGTGGCCACATCTCGGGTCAGATCGTCGATTTTTTTCTCGATGCGTTTGTAGCGTTTATTGAACATGGTTTATCCTATGCGATTTCGCCGCCGACTGAATTTAACAACTGAATGCGGCGCGCTGATTGAAAGCTTTCATTGGCAATTGAAAGCTGGATTACGGGCGATGTTTCACTAGCGGTTTGGTCGCGCTGGTAGTAAAAAGTAGCGCTTGAGCCGCTGGTAATGGTTTTATTAAGCGAGTCCTGGGCATAGGTGCCGCTGGCCGACAGCGATATGCCGCCGGTGCCATATAAAAAATCAATGGTCAGCTGCCAGTAGTCGTCAAAGCTCCAGCCGTATTGATCTTTTAATGCGACAGTGACCTGGCAATAGGGTGTCTGGGTGCCGGGCAAGGCGTTATAGACAAATTCTTCGTCAACATTGATTGTGCCGGTTCCGCTGGCCAGGCTCCAGGCAATTTCAGACAGATGCCGGGGTTCAAACAGGGCATTGATTTCAGCGATGGTGACAGCCGTAAGCCCGCCCAGCACCAGGACATGGCCAAGCTTGACGTGGCCGGCCGGGGTGGCGGGCATGACCGGATCGGTGCCGGCGGTGCCTTTTACGACATCGACGGCGCTGTCGGTGCCGGCTGCCAGCAAATCATAGCGCGACTGGGGCGCCGTGGGGGCCGCGTCCAGGGTCACGCTGGCATGAATGGATTGAAGCAGGGCATCGATGCCGACGGCCTGGGTGTTGCCGGATTGTTGCAGCAGGGCGTCAACGCCGGCGGCAACGTGGGTTTCTTTGACCAGGATAGCATCGACGCCGGCAGATCGCAGGCCTTCGTGTTCGAGAATGGCGTCGACGCCGACAGAGCGCAGGCCCTCGTATTCGAGTATGCCATCGATGCCGGCGGTTATGGGTACGTCCATGCTGTCAGGGGTCAGGCTGTAGGTGTCGCCGCTGATGCGGTAAGTTGTGGAATCAACTTTGACCGACATACCGCCGTAGGGATAAACGGCGCCGCCGCTCAAAATGCCATCATACAGGGTTTCAGCGGCGGGGAATTGACTGCCCGATACCGGGGTCGGCACCGCGCGGCCATGACCGATTATTTCGTAATAGCCACGAACGCCGCCTTTATGTGCGATTCTAACGGCGTTGCCACGCCGGCACCAGGGGGGCAACGTCTGCCAATTGCGCGGGTAGTGACACAAGATAAATTCATTGCTTCCTTGTACTTTGCAACGTGCCAGCTTGTTGGTGTCGTCTAAATCCCATAGGACGGCGTCACGAGTTTCGGCCCGCTTGCGGAAACGCCGGTTTAAACCGCGATCTATGATTTTTCCCTCGTATAGCCTCATGATACAATTCGCCAGGCGTCGATTTGATCGTCAAATCTGCCGGCGCCGGCGCCGGATGGTTTTGAAAAGGTCCTTGTCAATTTTGCAATGTAGGCCGACAGATCCAGTCCTGATATCGGGTGTTTGACTTTAATGATATCGCCGATTTCATCCTGCAGATGCGCAGCCTTTGTAAAAGTTATCCGGCGGCGCTGGGCCTTGACCACGGCCAGCTCATGGTCGGCCACCATTTGACAATGGGCCACGGTATTGCAGAGGGCATCCTCGATATCATGATTTATAACGAGGCCGCCCATATCGTTTTGCAATTGCGTATCATTGGCGCTGGCTTGAAACATTTGCTTTTCGTGGCCGATGGGCCGCGCGTATAGGTCGTAACGGTAATCGGCTGCAGCTAAAGACTGAATCAAGGCCGACAGGGCCAAGTTGGTCAACAGTAGGTTGACGCCGCAGGTAAAGCGCGTTTCACAACCCAGGGCCGAGGCGCCGAATCCGGCCACAGCCGCCGCAAAACCAAAAACGTAAAGGCCTCGATCAGGAGCCTCAACGCTGACCACACAATAGGTTTCGTCAACGTCTTCATCAGAGATGTATTCATCCCCATGGCCGCCCAACATGCTGATTAGTGCGCTATAGTCGTTTATCGACTGGATGACATGCAAACGCGGATAACGACAGCGGCGCGTTGAATCGTTTGAATAGTGAACAGTTATTTGATCCTCTTTGCTCCAAAAGCCAACGGTGCCGTTGATACTTTCGATGCGTTGCTCATCCCAAAGAACTTCAATATCTGTCAATCCTTCGCATCTGACTGTTACGCGGTTGATTTGCGAGCTGCTGCGGTCATCGGGCGTAAAATCATAAAGGGGGGTTGTTGCCGCGCCGGTGTAATCGTGATCGACGGCGGCGGTGAGGTCTATTTCGCGCAGGGTGTAAATGCCATCGGTGCCCCAATGTCCAAACGCACCGAAATGGTTTAAAATGTCGTCGATCACATCTTTTAGCGATTCATCAACCCATTGCCCATAGACTACATGATCGTTGCTCAGCGTCGGAATGCTGTAGTCGGCGCTTTCAAGATTGGCGACATTTTCCAGTACATCGGTGAAAATATTATCAAGCGATTCGGCACGGTAACCTTCGGTGGCTGTAACGATCAGCTCGGGCCACGCGCCGCTGCGGTCTTCACACAGCACTTTTATGACCGGGTGTTGCGACCGGCTATAGGTCAACCGCGTTGCGGTAACGACAAAAATGCCCTGCTGCTGCCAATAGGTAGTACCTGATACCTGTTCACCAAATGAGATGGTCATCTTACGGCCCTTTTGACACAGAACCGAAAAAATAGATGACGTGTTGGTGGGGTCAAACAGGTCACCACGCGCCAGTGAAAAACTGGCGGTGGCCGGCCGGCCGATTTCCCAGCTGATGGAAACCGGCGCGCCGGCGGACAAATAGCCGGCCAGATCGGGCGCAAAGTCAGAGCGCGCCCACATCAAAGAATGTTCGGCGCCATCGAAAAGAGACCAAATATTCCACAGGCTGTTATCGTCATCATAGGCAACGGTTAAGTCATAACCGCCGAAATCCCGATGCAGATTTGCGGCTGCAGCAAAGTCGTAATGATCGCCATTGACGGTGCCGATAATATACTTGCCGCGGTAAAGGGCGCCGCCTTGCTTAAATCCGATCACTCGATATTCGCCATATCCCTGGGCGTTATTGGCGGCGGTGTAAATGATATTTTCGTCCTCGTTATAGGCGCCCATGCGCACGTAATCGGTTGTTAAAAAGCCGGCGACATTGTCTGAATTGTAGGTTGACCAGGTTTTGGCCGTCACGTCATAAATCACTACGCCGTCATAGCTGCCCATCATGATTTGGCTGTTATTGTTTATGGGCACAAAATTTTTGAGGTAGTAATCATCGCGCAGGGGGCTGTAAGTCGGCCGCTCGTAGGTGATGGCATCGGTATCCAGATCGATTATGGCCAGGCCGCGGCGCGCCGATTGCCCATAAGATGGCTCATAGTTGCGCACCGATCCATAGATGACATTGCCGATCATAATCGGCGAGCCGATGCCGCGGTAGTGAAATTGTGAATAGTCGCTTTCGTTGTAGTATTTAACCAGCGAGCCGGTTGAAATTGAAACAACCCAAAGGGCACCTTTCCAGTTGCTGGCATAGTTGACGAAACCGAACAGAATTTTGTCATACTCGGGGTATACGGACAGGTAGCAGTTTTCAGACTCTACCGAATAGGGGCCGAAACCGACATCCGAATAATGGGTATGATATTGATAATTTCCGGTGATCGGGTCGCCGGTGTCATCCAGCTCGATATAGCCGATCTCTATACAGCCGACAGTAACGGATTCACCGGCCCAGCCGATCCACAGCCGGTTATTGGCGGCGTCGATAAACGGGGTGATCGAATCACGCTGGTAATACGGCAACCCATAGGGGCCGTCGATATTGCCGGTAACATTATAGGTTACATCGTCTTGAAAATAATACTCCTTTACAGTCTGGGTATTATGATCAATCAACAATATGCGCCAGTCGCTGGCCGCCACTGCTATATATTGACCGTCGCAGCTGGTAGAGTTGCGCTCGATGTGGCCGGCATCGGTCCACACGTCATCCCAGCCGGGTGAACCGTCTTGTTTGTAACATTTGGTAATGGTCCAGGTTGTTGCGTCAACGACCAGCACGCGCGCCAGGGCGTTGGGGCCGCTGCCCAGCCAGGCGCCGACTATAAATAAATTCTGGCTGGCGGGGTCATAGTGCAGATAGGCGCCCCATAGGTTTTCGTTGGCATCTTCAGACGTACAATAGCCAGCAGAATTTTTATCTAATATTAGAACGTTGACATCTTCGTGATAGGCGATAACGATATCATTGTCGGTTTGCGCGGCGACATAGGGATGGCGGCCGGATGCGGTATAATCGGCGTAGGTGGTCAGCGCTGCGGCCGTCGACCAGGTCGCACCGTTATCGGTTGAATAGGTATAGTAAATATTACGTTGCTCGTTGTCGCCGTCGATGGCGTCCAGGTATTCGAAAAACAAATATTTACGGCCGCTGGCGGCGGCCAGTAGGCTGCAATGGTTGCGGTCGCGCGTCGAACTCAAACCGGGCACGCTAATGGCGGCATCGTTGCCCCAGGTGGTAAACGAGGCATCACAGGTGCGCTTGTAAAGATAGTAAACGCCAGACGCCTTAACCTTATAAATCAGCATATAGCCGGTGGATATTTCACAAAGGGCCGGGCCATCGTGGGTGTAGGCCCCCCAGCTTTCGATCAAGGTGGCGGCGGTAACGATTGCGCCGGTAGGGCTAATGATCATGTAATAGTGATAGTTGTTAGAACCTTCCAGGCTAAAAAATACAATACCCAAATTACCGCTTGTTAATTCAACCAGACAGCAATCAATGACCGGATAGCCGGCGTCATCGCCGTTATAAATCTCGGTTTCGTACCAGGTTGTCCGGTCGGTATCCGAATATTTGTAATATAAATCGTTTCCTTTAACGTAAACGGCCGCCAGGCGGCCGGCGGTGGTCACGATCATGGCCGGGTCGGTTTCATTGACCGAATCGTCATTAAACAGTTGGCCGCCGAATGGGATATCGCCGGTAAAAGCAGATGATACGATTTTGCAGCGCGGTGCGTGGTCGGCGCCGTCCTGGGCGGTTTGCAAGGTGGCATTTAGAGATACGCTCATTATGTCACCTCGCTGATGATCAACAGGTTTAGCTCGACATTTTTGCGATTGCTGGCGTTGCCGGTCAAATCAATGTGGTATTCACCAGTCAGTTGCATAACCTGCACGTTGTAATCGGTGCCGGTATTGGGCCGAAAAACGGTCTGGTCGTCGGCCTGATAAATGGTATCTAAAGACGAAAATTGGTCTGGTGACATATAGGGCCATTTTAATTTGATAGGCTGGCCGGCCAGAAAAAAGCCCCAGGAGAAAAACTGCAAGCCGTCGATGGTATTGACGGCCGCCGCGGCACGCTTTTCGGTGATTACGCTTAGGCCGGCCGGGTTTTTTTCGAACGTGTAGGCACCCAGCTGCATTTTTTTGGTTAGCAAGGCGTCAATGCCGGTGTTGATCGTGGGCATTGTTTTAGCTCCTAAAAATCATTTTAATTCCTGGTGCAGCACGTCGCGCACGGTGGTTTCGACAGCGCTGCGCAGGCGGCCGGCCACGCCGCCGGCTTCGATGCCGGCTTCGATGCCGGCGCCGTTGATGGTAATCGGCACATTGATGGATATCGGCCCCTGGCCGCGGGGCAATACGGTTTCGCCGCGCTGCAAGATGGCCGGGTATTCATCAGGGGCCAGGCCCTGGTGTAGGCGCCGGGCGCCGGCAAAGGTGGCAGCGGGCAAAAATCGGCCGGCGGATACCGCGCCCACTGTGCCGCCGCCATGAAACAAGCCGGCGAAAACACCGCCGCCGATGTTTTCGAATAAGCCAGATACCAGCATGCGGCTTTGAATCCGGATCAAATCACTGATGACAGAATTTGCAAAGTCCTTGGCATTTAATTTGCCGGTTTCAAAAAAATCAGCCAATGAATCACTCATATTATAGGAAACGGCGTTCATGCGCTCATCGATGCTGCGGTAGCTGGCTATTGTGCTCTTTTCCCAGGCTTTGACATGGGCGTCCATGGCTTCGTAGGCTTCGGCGTTGGCCTCGGCAATGGACTGCTGACTTTTTTTAGCATCGCGCACCAAAGCATCATGTTGGACAAATCGCGAATATTCATGGGCGCTCATGGCATGGTGCAACGGCGCCATGGTCGCATGTTTCATACTGGTTTTTTGGGCAAATGATTGCACGTTGCCGGCTGCATTGGGAGGCGGAGCAATTTTATTTGATGCGGTTTGATAGGCGTCAATTTCGTTGAAAAATTTTTTTAATCGTCTATCTATCAATTCACCTTTAACTAGCTGGATTTTGCGGGTTAGCAAGTCATACTGCTGCAGCATTGGTTTTAAAAATTCTTCTTGTTCCAATCTGGGCACACTGCGCCGGGCGAGGTCCATTCTGCGCTGAAGATCTGCAGCGCGGGTTTCAAGATTGTTTAAGTAGGTTTCTTTAACTGATGATTCGAGCTGACCTCCTATATTGACGTTTAGCCAGCGGTCTATTTTGCCAAATGCGGAAGCAGCAAGATTTGTTGCCTGGGCCAGCGCTTTAATCGCCGCTGTTATACTGTCGATATTTTGCAGCACCACTTTGGAAAAGCTAACCTGGATAACCTTATACATGTCATCCAGCGAGTCTTTTGCCTTTTCCGCGCCGCGAAATAATTTATCATCTAAAATCAGACCTAATTCGCGCGCGCGATTTGAAAAGTCATCCAATCCGCTTGAACCATTGCGCAGCATGTTGACCAGGGCGGCCCCTTCGGAATCAAACGCTTTAAATGCAATTCTCAGGCGTTCGGCGGGATCCTCGGTTTGCTGGATTACGTCGGCCAAGTCGCGAAAAACGTCTTCGGTTCGGCGCGTGTTGCCGGCTGTATCAAAAACAGCGATATTGTATTGTTCCAGCACCGCGCGCAGCTCGCCTTTTTCCTGGGCGGCCTCGGCCACACGCCGGGTAAAGCGCTGCATGGCCATATCAAGGGTTGCGGTTGTTACGCCGGATCGTTCGGCAGCGTAGCGATATTCCTGCAGGGCAGTTGTAGAAATACCTAATTTATCCGACGTTTTGGCGATGGCGTCGGCTGCCGATAGACTATTTGAGATTAACAGGCCCAGGCCGCTGGTACTGGCCAGGGTGGCGATACTGCCTCTGAGAGAAAACAAGGAACTAGACAGGGCGCTGACACGGCCAGAAACAGCTTTAAAGGCGGCGGCGGTGGCGTCTTTGCCGGCTAAGACAATTTCGAGGCGGTTGTCGGGCATAGTATTAATTCCAGTTTATCAAATTCTTTGGCCGGCCAGCTTGCGGCGAAAATTTTTTGCGATGTTACGCCGGGCGTCATCCTCGTTGGCTTTCCAAAACGGATCAATCATGGGCCGCTTGGGCAGTCGGATGCGGTTGCCGGTGCGGCGGCGCAAAAAAAAGTATTTGGCATCGGGGTCGTTTTGTTTTTTGAGTCGGCCGCCGATGCGGGCCAGACGTCGGCCCAGGGCCTGGCGGCTGCCGGAATAAAGCACGTCAGTGCCCTGGGTGTGCTTTAAAATCAATTTTTTCCAGGAAGTACCCAGCCGGCGTTGCACGAAACCAAAGGATATATTTAATTTGCCGCCATCATAGCCGATATGATAGCGCAACAGGCGCGCCAAGCGATACAGGGGTACTTGATTTTTGCGCAGGCGGCCGGCCTTGGTACGTCGCGCGATTTCTGACAGCTGGGCGGCGTAGGGGTGGCCGCCGGGTACGCCTTTTTTGATCTGTTCGCGCAGTTCGCGCAGCTGGCGGAAAGCTTCGACTTTGATTGCCGTTTCAAGCGCTTTTTTCTGGCGCTTGTTTTCGGCCTTAAGGTCGGCGCGAAGTTTTTCTACTCCTTTGACGGTAACGTTAAATTGCATGCTGGCTTTCGATGACCTTAGCTTCCAACAACTTGATTTTGATCATGGTACTATTTGACAGTTCGATGCCTAGGCGTTCGGCCTCGGCATAAACGGCTGTATAATCAAGGCCGATCAATCCGCCGGCTGTACTGCGCCATTGGGTAATGACTTGGCGCCACAGGTCCCAGGCGTCATTGTTGGCCGGGTGCAGGGGCGGCGGCGTGTTATTTTCGCAGCCGGCGCAGGGCGCCGCATCGCCTTTGGCAGCGCGGCAGGTCTTACAAAAATCTAATCGGTTGCGGTCTGAGTGCCAGGCCCAGACCTCAACAAGTTTTTTTCTTCTGCCGGATCGCCATAAGTTTCAGCTAAAATGGCATTCCATAATTTCAGAGCAATTAGGTTGGGCAGCTCATCGATCAATAGATTTTCCTGGTCTGAAAAAATCAGTTGAAACGAATAATCGACTGCGTCCTCGGCCTCGGCCAGGGTCAAATCGGCTAAGTTATAGCCGGCCTTGCGCAATTCTTTTAACTCACCGCGTGTCAGCGCACGAACTTTAAAGGTGTAGTTATCGGTTTTGACTTCGCGCATTTTGCAAAACTCCTTTTTTTATAGGTCCGATAAGCCCTGCAGGACCTATACCCCTATAGATTTTATTGGCTACGGCACCAGGTCATAGCTGGCCACAGAATTTGTTAACCGCGCCACAATGGCGCTGGCTTCGGTGCCGTCGACATAATAGCCGTTAAAAGACATTGGTACGACCATGCCGGTTGGGCCATCCAGGCTGATGCCGGACACATCGTATTGCAGTTCTTGAATTTCCAGCTCAAAAATGCTGTTGGCGCTGCCGGTGATGGTCAGCTTAAGGCTGGATTCGGTATCGGCCAGGGCCTTATCAAGTAGGGTGGAATCTTCAAATAAGGTTGTCAGGGTGCCGGTGATACTGACATCGCCTTCGGGAATTGATCCGCGCACGCCGCCGGAACCGATCACGCGCGCGTCTGGGTCAAGACCGAAATCCACGTTGATTGACAGCTCGCGGCCGTTGCTTAAGGCGCTGCCGCCTTCTGTGATGGCAGCGTGAAGATTATCCAGCCGGGCCAGGGTGATATCGGTTGCTGATGCGTCGAAAGCGGAATTTTCAAATGATGGGGTGGCGCCCAAAATTTGCATGTCGATAGTCAGCTCGCCATCGCCGCCTACCGTAATGCCAAATGAGGCAATTTTGCAGCCGGTAAAGCGCTCGTATTTGTCAGTCGTCAGATCGGTGTAATGCTTTTCGAGGGTAAACGACGGCATGGTGTTGGCAATTTTATATTCGTGGACGTAGGGGCCGGAACCGGTGCTAACAGGATCGCCGAACATGGCCGCCAGCCAGTAGGCAAGGCATATTGAATCTGCGGGTATAACAGTAGGGCCGGAAACATCCACATTACCGGAAAATGGTTTTGAGGGGTTGCGGGTTCCGTCAATTGTGGCTGGGGTGTTGCGGGCTTTGCTGCCGACAACATTGCAGCTGTTAACATCCAGAAGATAGCCAGTTGCTGGGGCTGTTCCATAGGTTGCTTCAAATCCCATTGCCACCTTGGTGGTTGCACCTTTTTGTTGGGGCATGGTTCAATCTCCTTAAAAAAAATTTAGGTCAAAGTGTCCTCGCCGATGACAAGCCGCTGGGTAAAAGTAAAATCCATGTTGCCGTGGACTTCGGGCAGCATACCGATAGTGTCCGCGTCATCGTCGACGGCAAGCGACCAATTGGCCGGCATAGCGGCAACAACGGCGGCTTGAGTCTTGGATATAAAATCTAAAATAAGCTTGACGCCGTGGGGTTCGTGCAAATTGGTGTCGGCCGTTTGCTTAACGGATGTGGTATTAATAACCAGCCAGGCAAACAAATCCCAAATGACATGGCGAACATCCTGGGCGGCGCGCTTGGCCGGCTGGCCTAAAATAATAAAGGGCGTATCGCCGGGCTCGTCGGCATCGGGTTGGGCTTCACTATCCAGACCGGTGTAGACTGTCACCGAGCGGCCGAAATTGGCCTGCGCCCAGTTATCCAGGTCGGAATCGCGGGCGATGGCCTGAAAAAATGTTTGAAAAAAGGTGTAACGGTCCATGACGGTTTATTTCTTTTTTAGACCGGCAAAATATTCGCGATAGTTGTAGCGCTGAGCCAATTCTTTTGTGGGCGGTTTGGCATCCAGTTCTTTAAGATCAACATGGCCGATCAGGGCTTTGCCCAGGCGCAGCAGCAAATGCGCGTCCTCCTTGGGGGCCTGGTGATGGACACCGGGCGGCGTTTTGCCTTTATCGTCGGCTTTGCATTTTACGACTTCGCCGGCGACAACGGTGCCGGGGGCCAAAACGGTGATATCAAGCATTGTGTTAGGCATGTTAGTTACCTCCTTATCGTTGGATGTTTGGGGCCGCAAACTTGGCGAAACCAGAAAGCGGCCCGTATTTTCTAAAGACAGAGTCATTTTTTTATATGCCGGCCGCCGCATCTTTAGATCAACGGCGGCCGGCCCTTTTTAGGTCGCTGCCGGCGGCCGCGCTTTAAATTCAACGGCCGCCGGCGCTTGGGGTTATCACGGCGTATCGTTGTTATAAGCGAAGCTTTCCGGGTGGCGCACGGCAATATCGGTTGATTCATGCACCACGATTCGCAGGGTACCGGACAGGCTGTTGGTATAGGGATCGATAAGCACATCCAGGCCACCCCAGAATGCAACCAGCAAATCACGATAGTTGCCGAAAAAGACATCACCCGACGTAATCTGGTTGGTAACAAGGGGCGGGTAGCCGTTTAGCATATTGTTATCATCCCAGATAAATTTTGCGGTATTGGTGGCCTTTTCGGTGGTTTTGAGGCTGCCACGCATGGCGGCCTCGATGACGTAGTGCAAACTGCCCATCAGGGCGTTATCGGTAGCGACGGCAGACTCCATGGCAACCACTTCGGCCCAGGTCGGCACGGCGGCGGCAAACGCTGTCGGGGTATTGATGCCGGTCTGGTTGGCAATGCCGGTCGGTTGGCCGCTGGAGCCGCTGCCGTAGTGGGATGCCAGATCGATGGCCAGGGCCACGCCGATGGCCAGGTCGTCGCGCACCAGGTTTTCGATATCCAGGCTGGATTGCAAAAGCAGGTCGCGCGTAATCTCGGAATAGGCGCCCAGGGTTTTGGGCACCATGTTGACCTGGTCAAATGCGGGTTCACTTTGCCCTACATCGGCGCCTTCGGTTGCCACCCAGCCAGCGCTGGAGCCAGCGGTTTTGCGAGGGATGGACACATCGCCGACCAGGCCGGTTAGCGCGCGGGCGCCGGCGTTCATCACAACAGAAAGATTGCGCAAAACATCGATAAAGCTGCCGGACAGCAGATTGTCAGCAATCAGGTGGCCGCCGGCGGTGGCCACGCCGGCCGACAGATCGCGGGTCTGCGGGGCGTCCTGTTTGCGCCAGGGTACCTCGCGGCTCATGTAAATATCATAAGGGATGACAAATCCCTTAGGATTTAAAGACAGAGTTTTGGCGGCGGCGTTGGAAACTTCGCGTTCAAAACCGGCTGCATCGTGAAATAGTTTTTCCTGGGGCGTATTACGAAATGCCATAGCACGCAGAGCACGAAACAGGCTGTATTCCTGCTTTTCGCGGTCGCCCAAGCCGATGGTTGGATCTGCAACGGTAATGGGTTTGACGTTATCCTCGGGAATATTATCGAGAATCACCGCGCGAAACTGGTCAACGGTCAGACCGTCGGCGATGGCTTTATCGGCTTTATCGCGCATGTTGAAACGGGCGGCCAGGACGTTGATATCTTGGATTCGTTTCATTTCTTTTTCGGCGGCTTCGCGCTTTACGGCATCGATATCAACGGTTTCAGAATTGGGGGCAGCAGGCGGATCGGCCACGCGGTTGTCGTCGTTTTTGGGTTTGATCGGATCGGGCATTGTTATTTCCTCCTTGTAAACAATGGTTTTATGGTTATCGGTGCGGATTTCCCAGGCTCGATTGACGCCGACGGTATCATCGGCGGGGATGGATACCAGGCTGATTTCAAACGGTTCCCAGGACATAGCGCGCATGGTTTCATGGCCCTCGTTTTCTTCTTCAAGAACCATTTTGTGTATCCAGTAGCCTATTGAGATTTTAACCCGAATACCGTCAATAATATCGTTAAAAATCTCGTTAGCCCGATCCGATTTGCCCAACCGAATCTTTGCATGACCTCGCCGGTCACGGCCAATCCAGGCTTTTTCGATGACGCCGACAATGTCGCGGCGGTCGTGGTCTACCAATACAGGGCCATCATTTTTAAGCCGGTTTAAAATAACCGACTTTTTCCCATGGTCTAGAATTTCAGTACCCCACCAGCGTTCGTAAGGGTCTTCAGATGAATACGTCAAATCGACGGTCCGCGCGTCTTCGTTAATTGCGTCGCGTTCGATGGCCGCATCGCGATACAGCTGGCCGGTTTCAATTGTTTTAGTTGTCGGCATTGGTTGACTCCTTGGATGTAGATTTTAGGCCTAGTAGGGTTTCTTCGGCCGCCAGTTCAGCGGCAATTTCCTCAATGTCAAGGCCTTGCTCGGCGGCAATGCGGGTGCGTGATTTGACGGACAGGTTAACGGCCTTTTCGTTGGCTGCCATATCCTGGGCCGGGTTAACGTATGACCAGCGGCGGCCCTGCCAGATGACCTGGCGCCATTTGTCGATTTTTCGCGGTGGTAAGTCAACCTGGCCGGTGATCAGGGCCATGTCAAGCCAGTCGTTGTAGACATCGGCGCAAAGGTGTTCAACGGTCCATCCCTGCAATAACATCCAGACATCACGGTCATTGTTAAAGGCATGGCGGATTGAGCTAAAATTTCCCTCTTTGACATCGTTTGATATGGCCGTGTAAGACACATTTAAGCCGGCGCCGACGCCGCGCAGGCTGGCCTTGATAAAATGCCCAAAACCTGCATTGGGGTGATCCACATCAAAGGCCTTGAAATCATAACCCCTGGGCAGCTGTTTAATTGTGCCGGGTTTTACTTCTTCGATTAGGTTTCCCTTAGAATCCTTATCGTCATAGGGGGCGCCGATGCCATCAGGGCTTACATAAAAACCCATTTTACCGGCGCCGGCGCGCGCGCTGACCAGCTCGGTAAATTCATACTGGTTTAGCATGTGCAGCCGGCGGATGGCCGATTTTGTCCAGGGGATACCGCGGGTCTGGTTGATACGGTCAATGCTAAAGGCGTGTATGATTTGCTCGGCCGGCAATCGGGTGTAGCGCTGGCCAGACACGGCGCTACCGTAGTAGTCGGCCGGGTTTTTGGCTAGGATGTGGTAGGCGGTGGGCCGATACCATTCGTCACGCTCGACACCCATGCGGATGTTACGGCGCTCATCGTTTAGCTTTTCGTCCAGCTGGTCGGGTTCGATCAGCTGCAGGGTGAAGCGAAAAGGATTATCAAAGCCTGAAATTTTTCTGACTAAAATCTCGCCATCGCGCGCCACGGTTTTAATAAATAAGCGCTGCAGGTCGGCAAATGACAATTTGCCGTCCGCCGTGCAGTTTTTCTTTTTGCACCAGGTTTGCCAGGCGCTTTCGATGGCGTCTTTGGCCGGGGTATCAACGGTTTTTTTACCGCCGGACTGGTTGACCGGGTTTGATTTTAGCTGAATGCCGGCCGCGCCGGCCACGTTGGTTTCAAGCAAGTGCATAAATTTTTTGCCGTAGTCGTAATTTTCGCAAACCTGACGACTACGGGCGCGCAGCACTTTTAAGCTGTCCTCGATGTTGCGATCCATGCTTTGGGAATCGGTCACCCAGTCGGTAAACAGGCGGCCGGTAACAGCTCCCTCGTAATTTCGTTGCGCGGGCTGGCGCCCAAAGGAAAATAATCGGTGCAGGAAATGGTTGAACAAAAGGCCGGCTTTTTGTCGCAGGGTATAGGTTGCCATTAGCCAAACCTCACATACACATTGGATTGATGACCTTCACCGTTGGCGACGGCCTCGGCCTGTAGCAGGCGTTGATACTCAGCGCGGTATTTGTCGCGCCATTCTAAAACTCGATGAATGGGCATCATGCCGATGTTTTCGTTGGCCAAAATAATGGCGCCCTGTTGCTTGTCGGCTCTTTTGAGTAGTCGGGCTTCAAGGGCGTCTAGTACTTGTTTGACATGACTTCTAGCATCATGGCCGGATGTTTCGGCCACCAGGTTGCGCAAAACTACGATGGTTCCGTTATCAACCGTATAGCGTTCGGATGATCCGCCGGTCAAATAGGCTTGCCAATGGTAGATACCGGGCTCATAGGCGGCGGTATCGCTTGTGGTCAGGGTTACCAGGTGGTCATCGCCATCGGCGCTGCCGGTGATTTGGATCTGCTTGTTTTCTTTGACCATGGCATAGGACAGCACCCAGCCATCTGATGCTTTTAGCTCGGTGCCGGCTGCATTGACACAGGCCGATGACTTGCGTTTCCATTGGACATAATCGCCGGAAGTGATCTGGGCGGGCTCGGTGGTTGGTATGGTCATAAAAAAAAAAATCCCCGGGCTACGCTTAAAGGCAATCGATTGTATGATCGCTTTTGAGTGTAGCACAGGGATTTTATTGATTTATGAAAATGAGGGATAAATGATGCCAAAATGTAGGGTAAATGCATGCACAATGATACTTGACAAGGTGTAAACTGGGTCAATTTTAGTTTTCGTCGGCGGGCAGCTCGGCGCCGCGGTCACTTCCTTTTGTAAGGCGTTGAAAAAACGTATCGATATTATCGGAATGGGCATAGACGCGGCGGTTAATGATTTTGTGGGGCAGCCCCTGGCTAAAGAAAAATCGCAAAGTGCGTTCATCCATGTCATCTAAATATTTGCAAATCGCTTTATATCCGATCAAAACCTTACCTGAGTTCATGACATATTCATCCAGCTGCCGGCTTGCGATTGATTGAGAGATCCCATCCATCCGCCGGCCGGCGTGGGCGCGGGTTTGGGGGCGGGCTCGGGTTCGGGTTCGGGTTCGGGCTGTTTGCGATACTGAAGGCCGATGACATCAGCTGCCACCAGGGCATAGACCGACACATCCCAGGCATGATTCGCACGGCCGGCCGGACAGGTCCAAAGGCCTTTTTCGTCGACATATTCGGCGCTCATTTGTTTGGCCCAGTCCTCGGTCACTTCGGCATGCATGTGCCAGGCGCCGGGGTCTCCGGGGCCGACGGCCAGCAGGTTGGACAGCTCGTTTTTGTAATAGGTGGTATTGGCGCGCAGCAGCTTAAGTCCGCCCTTGATCGGTTTTTTGGTGCCGGGCCAGTACTCTAAATTCGTCCAGGCAAAGGGCTGGGCCATGCGCTGTTCGCCCTTATACGGCACGATATGATTGCGATGGTTGCGGCAAAAGGCGTATACCTCAGATGTTTTTTCGCCCATGGCATCCATGACGACAAATTCCACCAGGTAGCGGCGGCCGGTTAGATCGCGGTATTGGTCATCGATCAGCACGGTTTTCAAAGCGTCAAAGGTGGTAACAAATCCCTCGCGGATCTGCCAGGATTCTTTTTCCAGGCCGAAACCGAAGGCGCGGATTTCATACCAAAAACCATGTTTTTGCGTATCCACGCCGGCCACCAGGCCGGCCACCAGCTCGCCGCCGGGCACGCGGCCGCGGGGGCGGTCGTCGGCCAGGGCCAGGACGGCGTCCTGCTCACGCTCGTTTTGCACAACACGCCAGGGTTTGGCCTCGTGGCCGTTTTTAAAATCCTTGAAGGCGGTTATATCCGACAGGCCTTTGATAAAATCGGCGCAGACTTCTGAAATGCCGACAAAATGCGACAGCCAGCTGGGGATATGAAAACCGATTTTTAGCGGCCGGAATGATTTCAGATAGGTTTCCAGGGCCAGGCCCTTTTTGCGGTCGCGCCAGCCGCCGGCGCGCACGGCGTCATCGCGCTCGGCATCCTTCCAGCGGGCGGCGCAGTGCTGGCACTCATACCAGGCCAGATCCTGGGCCACGATGGTTTCGGGATCGCGGCAGTCCTCGGGCCACTTGAAACGGTCCTCGTTAAATTCCATCAGCTGGTGGCCGCCGCACGATGGGCAGCGCACCCAGTAGTCAAAAATGGCCTGGGCTTCGGTGGTAAATGCCTGCCAGATGGGGCCGGATTCAACCGTGGGGCTGGACAGCTGCCAGATTTTGCGCATGTGCCGAAAAATGCGGGTACGCTTTTCGGCCAATTTTGTGGGGCTAGATTCTTTTTTGCCGGACGTGGTCGGGAATTTGTCGACTTCGTCATTGACCACATATGGCAAAGGTTTATTGGCCAGGCGCGCTGGCGACCTAGCCCAGGCCATATAGATGTTCATGTGCGTTAAATTGATGCGATAGACGCCCATGTCATCGGCAGCCCCGGTCAGATAGCTCTTTAGCCGTGGGCTGGCCTTGATAGCGGCTTGAATGCGGTCTTGAGAATTTTCTTTTGAGGTTTGCTCATCGGGGTAATTATATAGCACATCGCCTGGCCGCTGGTCGGCGGCGTAGGCAATACAGCCGTTAACGGCCTCCGACTTTCCGGTCTGAGGCGCCGCGCATATGAAGATATGCTGAACGTTTTCAAAAAATGAGGCGTCCATGATGCCGGCCAAATACGGGGCGGTGGCGTTGCGCCATTTGCCGGGCACCGATGATTTGGTGACAACATAGTGCTTTTCCATCCACTTGGATGGCTGAATAGGCTTGCGCTTGCGCATGACGCGGCGCTCGCCGGCGCGAAACTTAATTGACGTGCGGCGGCCCAGGGCGGCGGCCACGGCCGGCGGCAGCCAGTGGCGTGGTATGGTGATTGATTTTTGGGGCATTATGGTTGCTGAACTTAGTTGATTTGCTCGCTGATTGAGCGGTCATATTCCATCAGATTTTCGATAAACCGCACGGCCATGGCGCCGACCTGACAGGCTTCTCTTAATAAACACATCTGATTTCCGTTTTCATAAGAAAACTGCAGGGCGGCTTGCACCAGCTCGCCGGACTCCTCGGCGATGACGGCCGCGGCGTGTATCGGATCTTTGGGCCACCCGGGGAATTTATCTTTTGCTTTAATCAACTCTTTTTCGATTTGCAAAAATGCAATATCAACTTTGTTTGCTTTTTCATTGGAATATAAAACTCTATAAGTTTCGTCGTCAGCCAATAATTTTCCGCCACAATGGTTACAGGTAACTTGATATAGATCTCGATTCTTTCTGTCGCATGTACAAAGATTTTGCATTTTACTTTCCTCCTTAGATTGAAATTCTCGATCGCTTACCGTTATATCCAACGATAGCTGCAGGCGCCGCTCGATTAATTAATCAACAGCTGCACATTGACGTGCGCAATTTTTTTTTGCGGGCCGCCGGGGGGCGTCACATCAATAAAATGCACGCTGCAGTCATCGGGACACAGGCCGGTTTTATCGCTAAAATCATCGATTAGAGTTTGCACGCATTTGGCGATAGCTTTTTCAAGGTTTTTTTTCTCGTTTACAACAGCTTTAATTTGTGCGCTTGATATTTGCGACATCTGCTTTTCTCCTCTAGTCATTTAAAATTTTAATCCGAAATATTGACAATTAATTCGCCGCCGGTGGCGTAGTCGTGAAATGTATCCTCGATCTGGCCTTTAAAAAAGCTGATGCAAGTCGGCAGCTTTTTCAGATCGCCGCCGGCCATCTGCAGCACATCGCGCAGCTGGGTTTCGATGACATGAAAAATTCCGGCTTTGAGCGCGGCGGCTTTGACGGCAAGCTCGGTTTTGACATCGGCAGCCGGCAAATATTTGCCGGCCTTGATCTCGCGGTCTAGGGTAATCGATTTTGTGCGTTCTCTGATTTGGTTGATTTCAGCCTGCAGCTTTTCAGCGCTGCCGGCTGTCAGCTCGCCGATGGCGGCGGCATCGTCCAGCCGGGTTAAGGTTGTGGCGTAGCGTTCAAGCTCGGCATGCAAAATGCTGCCGTCTTCTTCGACGGCCAAAAACCCCTTGGCGGCATCGTCGTATAATTTTTGCCGGCCGATTTTGTAGCCGCCGGCTTTTAGATAATTAAAGGCGGCCAGGCGGTTTTCATGGGACGGCGCGCGATTCAGATACTTGGCGCGCAGCTCCTTGGCCTTGTTATTAAGGGCTTTTTCAGCTTCCTGCCACAGCTTCAGATTTTTTTGCTGGCCGTTTTTTTGAAAGGCCTTGATATTTTCAACGTAGGCCTCCCAAAGGATTTGCAGCTTGAGCTGTTCATCGGTGTTCGCCAAGCGATAGAGTTTTTCAAATTCATCGCGTTCCATTTTAAAAATCCACTTTCAAAACTTCGTCGATGACATTACCCAAATACTGCTTGACATCGTCGGCGATGATGTCATCGGCGGTGTTGGCATTGCCGGCCGGGCGCACTTGCTCGGCAATATCGGATAACTTAGATATTTCCTGAACAGCGCGCAGGGCGCCGGCATAATCGCCGGTTGACTTCATATCGCGATACAAAGATAGATAGGCCTCCAGGCACCAGGCCACGCGCACGGCCGGGGGCAGCCGGACAGATTTTAAAATCTGGTCAATGGCACGTTCAAAAACATCCTTGGCAGTGTGGCCCTCGATGCCGGCAACAGCCAGATATTCGAGAATGTCGGCATTGTTGTGGCCGTCGATCAAAAACTGATAGACAGCTGAAACCGGATCGGTGGGTGCGTTTTCATCTTTCATAGTTGGTGAAACCTTTCTGATTTATGTTTGACATCGTCGACGGATGACGCCGGCATTTTTTTGAAAATTTGGTCCATGATTTCCTGCAGAAACTCGGCCAGCTCGCGGTGGTCCTGAATGTAAAAATTTTCAAGGCGCGGGTTAAAGTTTAGGTTCATAGAAGTATTGACAACCAAATCCCATTGATCATTGCGCACCATGCAAAACTTGGCATGATTGCGGGTAACGCGGATGGCGTCATAGCCGAACAGCTCGCGGATACGATGGGCCAGCGATGGGCCGCGGCGCTGAAATGTCTTATCGACTAAGCAGTAAAACGAGCGGATAACCCCGGACTTTAAAAATTCGTGGGCCTCGTTCAAATCGGCGTGGGCGGCCGTCCAGGTGGATAAAAAGACATCGGCCGGGCCGGTTTGCTCCAAAATGACGGCCAGCAATTCGATTAGTGAAAACTGGCCCTTGGTGATACCGAAAATGGCGCAGTCAGGATACAGGCGGCCGATTGCCTCGGCGGCGGTCTGCTTGCGCATCAGCTTTTTGATCTCGACTTTATCGGGCACCTTGCTTTTGAAGCAATGGGCGCCGGTCAGCTTTTCGCAATCAAAGACAGCGTTGCCGGCCGCAGGCTTCAACAGGGGATTTTGACGCAATTTTAACTGCATTTTGATTTTCTTCGATGCCCTATTATCAAGGGTTTGCGAAGATCGATCTTGATTTTGGGCGGTTATGGCCGGTTATGGCCGATTATGGGCAAATATTTAAAAATGCGAATAGTGCATAAAACGCCGCCATTTATGCGATATTATGCGCAACCCGGTTTTGCTGCCCGTAGCATTCGAAAAATTTGCGTTTAACCTCGCACGTCTGAGGGCGTTCTCAGCAATATTTTGTCAGTTGAAAAACGGACTTTGTAGCCCTAAAAACCGGCTGCACTGGCTAACACCTTGGCGCAAAATCAAGGGCGTTTTCATCCCACCATTGTTCAACTGCGCGAAGGTCGGCGGCCTGATACCTGATAAGATATTGTTTAAGGCCTGTTAAATATTCTGCGCGGCCGATAACCGTGCCACACTCTGCGCTGCAATCGATTGCCACATAGTCGTCAAGTTCAAATTTAAATGAATCCACTTTAGGACCTCCTTACATAGAAAATTTGTCAAAGATCGATGAGACCAATATCACTAATATTTAAGCCGCTAGCAATTTTTGTGTACAGACTGACACCGTCTTGATGAATTTTTATTGCATCGTTGTCGGAATTGCGCTCCGGGATGCCGATCACCAGATCGGCATACATTTCGCGCTTGATGCAGGATTGACAGGTACCATTTTTTTTATCCGCATTTTTATTGACACAGCCATGGCATGGGCTTTTAAGTGACTCCACTTGCAAAAAATCCATTTTAGAATTCCTCCTTATCGAATTAGGTTTGTGTGGGTAATTTTTGGCAAAGGATGCCGCTCGATGTAGTTAAAAACGGTATTGTCAAAGTAAACCAATTTAGAAATTTTTTGGGTCAGCTTCCAATTAGCCATTTCCCAGGAGCGCGGCCAGCGAATCGATGTTTGTGACATGGTTTTATAGATGACGGTTGGGGTATTTTCCATTAGCTCGGCCAGCTGTTGGACGGCGGGCGGAATCGCCACGGCGGCCGATGGTTTTTCAACTGCCTTTGGGGGGACGGCGCCCTTCCCTGCCCTGGTGGCATTTCGAGAATTGTTCGACTGTCCCAGGCGCCAGGCTTTGGGCAAACCGGCTTTAACCCAGGCCAAAAGATCGGCGCCGGCGTGGTAGGATTCGCCGGGATCCTTGCCCACTGGCGCCGGCCAGCGGCGCGCGGTGGGATAAACTTGTTGCCACCATTTGGCAGCGGCGGCGCCGGCGCCGTCAAAGTCCAGGGCCAGCAAGATGACGGCGGCCGCGGACAGGATATTGTGGGCGGCCGGATCGGGCTTGCGGCTGGAGTTACCCAGGGCGACAGCCGTTATCCAGTCGCCGGCCACCTGGTGGACTGCCAGCGCGTCAAGCTCGGCCTCGATTACAATGGCTGCGCGGGTGACGGTTTTTAAAACCATGCATTCCATGCCGCTGCCGGGAATGACAAAATAGGGGGGTTTGCCTGATGCGGTGCGCACGCGCAGCCGGGCCAGCTGTTGGGTTGCAGGATCATAGGCCGGTATCACGATACCGCGCGGCAGCCACAGCATTTTTTTGCGGCCGTCTTCTTTAATAATCGGCTGCAGGCCCCAGGATTCGCGCGGCCGAAATAAATCCTTGCCATTGTTGCCGGGGTTGTAGCCCAGCTGATAACGCCTGACGGCGGCAAGATCAATGCCGCGTTCGGCCAAATACTGCAGGTTTTTTTTATCATGCAGTAGGTTTTCATGACACCAGTCGCAAAACTTTTTAGCCTTTTCGCGCCAGATATCGGCCGGCGCTGCTGATGGGGCTGCCGGCTGCCATCTCTGGGTGCGGTCCACGGCCGGCGGACGATAGCGGGGCCGCTGGAACTCCTCAGCCAGGGGCCGGCCCACACGTTCGGCCGCTTGGGGATAGGTCAGGCCCTCGAAGTCGATTAGAAACTGGATAAGATCGCCAGCCTTGTTACATTGCCGGCACCAATAAGTGCCCTTGTTTTCGTCTTGCTCGGGCCAGACATGAAAACGGTCGGTGCCGCCGCAGCCGGGGCACGGCCCTTGATGCTCGCCGCCGTCTTTGTTGCCAACTTTTTTTAAAGTGATGTTGTACTGGATGACCAGGTCTAAGACGTTCAT